TTCGCTGTATCGAGAACCCCAGTGCGACTAGTAGTAGCACGAGCATAACTCGAAGCTGCCTTGCGACACTCAAACTCTTTGACCAGATAATTGACTTCCTTTTGTGCATTGCGTTTGAATTTAACATACTCCTGATCTGCGTACTCAAATCTGTCTGCTGTAAGGTAATATGAATCAATACCATACCTTTCTAATCTTTCTTTATATGCTTCAGAATCTTCAGACCATTCTGCTCTACAAACATCATGTATCTCTTCATTAGAAACAATCACTCTATCTAGTCTTAACTTAGGCAACTCAAAGTAAGAAGTCTCATAGTGTTGATTAGTATTAGTAAGATCCTTGAGTGCATCTGCCAATGCATCTACAGTCTTAAGATCTAAGTTACTGTTCTTCTTACCTGGCTGCTTTTGTGGTTGTTCTGTATCTGACTCTTCTGGTTTACCTTTACTTACTGGTTGATTTGAATCTTCATATTGTTCTTCATCATTCTGCTCTTCAGATTCTTCAGAGTCTTGACCACTTTGTGGTTGTGGTTCAAAATCTGGATCCTCTTCTCCATCTTCTGAATCAGGAGATACATGCTCCTTTGCTTCTTCATTTGCCTTTGTGCAATAATCATAGAGTACTTTAGATGCAACAAGAACCTCATCAAAAGTTTCACATGAGTCTACTACCTTGACAATCTCCTTCTCAGCATCTGAAAAAGGTATATCAACGAAGTTACCAATCTTGAAATGTAGATTAACCCTATCAGCAAGATTAAGATCGTCAAGATCTTCATCAACAATGTTAAAGAAATCATCATCATTTAGTTCCTCATAACCGTGGTAGAAAGATTTTGCAAGTCCTGCATACTTGCGTTTCATCAATTTCTCTATTCTAACATCTTCTACGATATTTACAAATGAGGGTGGCATCTGAACTTCTTTAAACCAATCTCTATCAGGAGTAAAGAGTGCATGTCCTACTTCATGACCAACCAACATATCATATACAGTATTACTTGCCTTATCCCATAATGGTAATGTCAATACACGAGTACCCACATTAAACTCTGCAGTTTCACACTGCTTATGCTCTACTATAAGGTCTTCAGTAGCAAGGAGTTTTGCAAGTTGAGATTTAATTTCGTGCTGTAATGTCATCTGTCATTTGTTTTCGATATACCTATTATACTAAAAAAGCGTCCACTAGGACGCTTCTGTAGACACTTTATTAACTGTCTGCGTCTTTCTCTTGCAGAACGCAGGGCCTGTGGTTTAAGTTTTCGTTTGGCCTCCTTCTTGGAGTGGTGCTGCCAATTAGGTGTGTTCATTGGTCTTTTTAGTTACAACCCAGTCTATCACAGATCTAATTTCTTGGTTATACTTCCATACTTCTTTGAGCATATCAGCATTTACACCATTAGATTCCATCTGTACAATTAAGGAATTGATGTCCTTTGGAAAACAAGTTCCACCAAATCCCCTATCATTATCTATACCAGGAACTTTTGTATGAGATTTCCCAATCCTACTATCAGCAGTTACTCCATAACAAACATTCTTATAATTCATTCCAGTTGCTTCACAAAAATCATATATCTTATTGAAGTATGCTACCTTATAAGCCAAGAAAGTATTAGAAAAATATTTAATTGCTTCACTCTCATCTGAAGTAACAATAACACTTGGTACATCAGGAAAGAGAACTTCAAAGAATTCGATAAACTTTTCACATAATCCTTTATCACCACCAACTATATTTCTTTCAGAATTTTTAAAATCCTCTACAGCATTCCTTGCAGTAAGAAATTCTGGATTATGAATAACATTATATTTTTCTGAATATCTTCTAGTTGTACCAACGGGAACTGTTGACTTAATTATAAATGTACCTTCTATATCAGGATTGTCCCAAAACAATCCCTCAAAAAATTTATCAAGTATAGAAAGATCACATTCCCCACTCTCTTTCATAGGAGTAGGAAGACATACAAAAATAAAATCTTGGCTAAGAACCTCATCTAAAGTATTGAATGATCTATTTTGATCTACATCATATACCTTACATTTTACTCTATCTCGTAAGTTCTGAAATACAGCATTACCTACGAATCCATTTCCAATAATTCCTACCATTTACCAAGTGCTTCTACTGCTTCTGAAGATTTGTGTAACTGTTTAATAGCTTCTACAACTTCTGGGGTTTCATCCCAACTCCACTCCTGAGAGTGTTTAGGATTCTTTTTTTCTACTGTATGAGTCTTAATTGTCATGGACTAGCAAAGTCAAGTATGTTAATTGTAGGATGCCATCCCAATTTTGTCAACTCTGTTATATCAGCACAAGTTTCATCCCTCTCTCCTGGTGTATCTTCTTTAATTGGAAGGTGTCCCATTCCCATCTTCTCTGCCAACTCTAACACAGATACATTTCTACCAGTGCCTACATCAAGTACACCCCTAAACTTATCTGGCATTAAGAAACAAATTGCTCTTGCAATATCATGTACATGTATCCAATCTCTTCTATGCCTTGTAAGATACTTTGCTGTATTATCTTGAAGCATTCTATAAAGCATATCATCTCTACTACCTTGTTCTGCCCACACATTAAAGAATCTCATACCCACACTATTGGGTGGTGCTTGTATCTCATTTACCTTTTTGGTGATAGCATAGGGGTTTATCCACCACTCATGCACAGAAGATGAACTAGCATATAGAATACGAGTATTTGTCTGTCTACACCATTCAAATAATGGTTTTGCCTTTTCTACATTATTTTCCCAGAACACATCAGGATTATCAAGACTACCTCTAATGTTAGCAAATGCAGCAAGGTGAATTATTAATCCATAATCACCTCCTTTAAAATTTCCTTTAAAATTACTAATATCATCTGGAAAACTTAAACCTTCAACAGTATATCCAAGACTTCTTAAATGCTCAGAAACATGACTGCCAATAAAACCTTCATGGCCAGTTACTAAAATTTTCATAATTTTTTACTAAAACCTTTTACTTTATCAAATCTAATCACATTATCAAATTGATCAATAATGTCATCAGTTTTATGAGAAATCACAAATACATTCGCATCACTCACAACATATTTAATAATTTTCGTAAAATACTCTGTACCAAATCCATCCAGAGAACTATCAAAGATCTCATCAAGAATCAATAGATTGGTATTAGCAGAGTTCTTCATACGTGCTATCTCTCTCCATGTGAAAAGAAGTGAGAGATCAATCCTCATCTTCTCTCCTTCAGAGAATGATTCATAAACAAACTTATCATGTATGGGCGATTTTACAGTTTCCTTAAACTCCTCATCTAAAGAAAAATTGATATAGAAATCCATCAACTGCAGATACTTATTGACCTGCTGGTTCATTAACGGCAAATACCTTTTGATTATTTTAGACTTGACACCACCATCCTTCATCAAGGAATAAGCAAAATCATTGTATATGTTATTTTCATTTTCCTTGGATTGATCTTTCTGGAGTGCTTCTAATTCTCCAACTAGTTTATCTAACGCATGTCTTTCAGTAGTTCTACTTTCTCGTTGTTCTCTAATTCTTTGAATTTCTTGTTCAATATCTCTGGTCTGATTTTGAAGTCCAGAAATCCTTGTGCTTGTTTTAGAAATTTCATGCGTTAGTTTGGATGCCTCCGAGGTAAACTCCTTGAATTGGTTTTCTCTTTCCTCTTCAAGTCTGATGGCTTCCTCTAATTCCTTGTAACCTTTTTCAAGTTCTTTGGCTTTAGATTTAGCATCATTAATCTTATCTATACGAAATGACTCTTCGATAGATTGAGTACAGGTAGGACAAACCGTATTGTCTGTGAAAAACTTATGCTCTTCAGTAATCGTTGATACCTTCTGAGATAATTTACCTCTCAAGTTACCTAACTTTCGTAACTTTTTGTTACTACCTGAAAACATTTCTACATCTTTATTGAGTACATTCAACTCATCACTCATCTCTTGTAACTCCCCTTCATATGCATTAATCTCTCCATTAATTTCTTCTAGTTTCTTTTTCTTTTCACTTATATCTTTCTTTCCAGTTGCTTCCAATTCTTCAATAAAAGTTTTTTGCATATCAATCTTCTCTTCTACAAGATTATTTCTAATAGAAAACTCTCTCAATCTTTCATTAGATCCTCTAATTCTTTCTCTAAGCATCAATCCCATGACGGAGAATATCTTAATATCCAAAAGATCTTCAATGACTTCTCTACGATTGGGTGCAGACAATTGCATAAAAGGTACAAACGATGCACTACCCAATACTACAATCTGTGTGAATGACTTATAGTTTAATTTTAATACCTGTTCCTCTAACCATTTTTGTTGATCAGTTGCTGCAGCCTTTTGATCTAATAACTTACCGTCTTTATAAATCTCAAATATATTTGGTTTAATTGCACGTATTACCTTCCATTCTGTTTTACTAACAGCAAATTCTATCTCAACAACACAATCCTTTTCATTAACAGTGTTAACTAATTGACCTTTACTTATCTTACGAAATGGTTTATTGAATAATGCAAAGGTAAGAGCATCCAATATGGTTGACTTTCCAGCACCATTAGTACCAATAATTAAATTGGTAGATGCATCTATAAGATCTATTTCGGTAAATTGATTCCCTGTAGAGAGAAAATTACGCCATCTTATTTTTTTGAATAAAATCATTCTCTCGTGGAGGGATCACAAAATCATCTTCACTAATGATGACATACCTATAATTATACACGTTACATGTCTTTATTGCAAGCTGGTCTTCAACCTCAACAACAGTCATAGGTGGATAATCTTCTGCTTCCAATAAACCACCATATCTAATTGCATCATCCTCTTCTTCAAACATATACAATGCTCTTTCTCCGTCTTGATCTGCAACGGCATAAGCACCTTCTTCTTCCTGTCCTCTAATAGTAAGGATAAACATTACTCGAACTCACAAGCCTCTCTATAAACGTCCTTCATAATGTCTTTCACTACTTCTTTATCTAAATCAAATTCGGACTCCTCAATATATTTATTTAAAAGTGTTAACGTATCTTCGCATTCATCGGAGGAAAACTCTACCTCTTCATCATCAATATTAAAATTTTCAACAACTTTAAGATCATAACACCCTGCTTTGTCAATTTTATCAATATACTTATCAAATTCTAATTGACTAGATTTTTTACGAACAATAACTTTTACAATTTTATCCTTTAAATGTCTAGCATCAAACATTTTGTAATTAGTATCTTCATAATATAATCTTTCAAAAATAACATATGGATTTTGAATAAACTCTAATTCATAACTTTCTGTATCAAATATATGAAAACCTCTTCTATCTCCAGCATCATTCCAATACATCTGATATGGATTACCTAAGTAAAATACCTTACCATCATTTGATCTAGTATGATAATGTCCAGAAAATACTACATCAAAATTTTTAAATGCAGATACATCTAATCCACTAAGAGCATGTGTCATTACCTGACCAGGAAATAATGCAAAACCATTTAATTCTAAATGACCAAATGCCGATCTTGATTTTGATTTTTTAAGTACTTCTACAGTTTCATCATAATTATCCTGACATATCCAAGGAAGAAGTAAAGTTTTAAAACCATCTATATCTACTTCTGTAGGGCCAGTATATCTAACAATATTATTATAAGATGCCAGTAAAGAATCTACTGCATTTACTTCATTCGTATTCTTATAATAAACATCATGATTACCAACTATTGTATGAACTGTTGTCTTTAACTTTTTAAACTTATCATATACATGTTCCTTTGCCCAATTCAATGCCCAAAAATCTACACTCTTACGATTATCAAACGAATCTCCAAGATGAATTACATTCTTAATTTTTCTCTCCTTTAATGTAGGAAAGAAAATATCATCATAAAACTTCTGAAAATAATCATGAAAGATCTTACTCCCCTTACGAGCTCCGTAATGGGTATCAGTTATCAAGGCTATTTTCATTTTTTAGTAGTATTACTTCGTGTCCTGTTTATAATGCTGATGAATTTATCACCTGCATATGCACCGCCAAGGCAGACATCAATTTCGTCACCATCCATCCAATTAACATCACCATTCATTTTGGTATGATACATTGCTTCTTGAATTTTGTCAATAACTTCTTGAGTTAATTTCATGAATAAAGTTTCGATTGTATATTTTCTTTGATTGTATTATAGTCAGAAGCACTATAATCTCCATCTGCACTCATAACTTCATCAAAACCAGATCTTTCAATAATCTTTGCTCTTATATCCATCTGTCTTTTCTCTTTTTGAATTCTACGGAGGAAGGCATAATGTATAATTTGAGTAAAATATGCAAAAGGATTGGAAGACTTTTCTGGATTAAAATTCTTTATATACTGTACACAATTTTCTATACCATCACATATCATATCCTCTCGGAACATATAATTAACAAAGTTAGGTTTATATGATAAGTGTGTAGCAATCTTTAAGAAACACTCTCCAAGATAATTAGTGATACGAGGACGATCCTCTCCTGCTTCTTCTGCTGCTATACACTTATTTCTGTATATAACAATTGCTTCAAGAAACTCTTTGTTATTTACATAGTGTTCTGATTTACGTTTTCCTCTTGGCATTGCATACTCTTCCCTTAATGGATAGTGTTTTTATTATAACATAATTAGCAGCTCTTGACAAGGTAACAGAGTGACAGTAGAATAACTCTGTAAGGGTTCAGGAGATACTTTAGCTAGATTTATTATCATTAGATTTATATAGTTTTTCTAGAAATATTCTAGCATCAGATATAGAAGATAAAAAACCCATATTTGGATTTAAATCTGTTTCATTAGAGACTCTATTTTTATCTCTTAAAAATTTATTATAACATGTTATCATTTGTTTATCATTCACTTCAGTCATTGTCATTACATTTTGCATGTTCATAACTAAAACGGGGTCGTCACTCATCTTAAGCCAAGGATGAATTTTAAGTGCTTGTACCCCTGCTTGACGTATAGTAATCATTTCAAATATAACTGGCGATTCTAATATAAGAAGCGTCTTATCTTCTTCTTCGCATGGGCAAACTTTAGCGAATATCTCTTCCCCAGAAACTAATTTTAATACTGCATGAAATTCTTCTTTATCCATTTTCCTTTAAACTAACTTGTATTATCTCATAGTTAAATTTTTCTTCGTTGTAAATTTTGATTCGTTCTATTAAATGATTTAATGTATAATTTTTTCTGTGCTGATAACTAATGTCATCAGCAATATCGTACAGAACTGCTTTTAATTTTCCGTCACCTTTCCTGAGAACCCTTCCAATTGATTGGAGATTACGGACTCTGGACTTGGAGGGACTGGAGAAGATGACGTTGTGCAGCCGCTTAATGTTGATCCCAGTACTAAAAGTGCCATAACTGGCAACAATAATTGCATCTTTTTCATTTTCAGTAATTTCTCTAATTCGTTCTCTTTCTTCAGCTTCCACACCACCGTGGACATAAAAAACCTTTCGAGAACCTTTTACAGAACTATTTATAGATTCGTACAATATTTCACCATGTGTAGCAACCCTACTGAATAGTACAAGACTGTTACCTTTCAAATCTAATACTAGGTTTTTAATAAAGTTATTTCTTTTTGGATGTCCTATAATGTATTGCAATTCATCCTCATAGGTCTCAAATTTTTGTGCCTCGTGCTTCATAAGAAGAACACGAATTTGTAATTTAGAAAGATGACCTTTATCAATTAATTCTTTTGTTTGCGTTACCTTGTATGATGGTCCAAATAATCCTTCTAAGACCCACTTGTGCGTCTGTGAACCGTCTAAAGTACCAGTAAACCCATATCTATATTTTGCACTATCCATCTTCGTCATAATGCTTACAAGAGATTTTGACTTAAACAGATGAGCCTCATCTCCAATCGCAACATCAAAATCTTTAAAGAATGGTCTTTTTAATTTGTAGATAGATTGCCAAGTAGTAATAGTAACTGGATATTCATTTGTCTTCTCCTTTCCAGAATATATTCTATGACAATAATCATCTGCATTCCAACCATAGTCTTCAAAATCTTTGAAC